TCTCCTGTAATGAATCTAAAAGCTCCATCATGCGGGGATTGATCATCCCATGGACACGACTCTTCCCTCACAGGGAAAATATGTGCCTTAATGGGAATACCACACGAACATTTTTCTGAACCTTCATGAAAGTCGTTGAAACTCTTGAGATTGAATTCGCGATCTTTATCAACTATTCGCTGAAAATACATCAAAAATTCGGGCCAGCCAAAACGCGTCTGCGACTCCGTGAACGTGACAAAGTTGTCTGCACAGTTCACCTCATAACGAGTAAATCTCCAAGCTGCGTTGCGTTGGGGCTGTGATAAAGCAGCCATCTTAGCATACTTCATCGGAGCACCTTTCGCATCTACAACTGATACGTCAACAATTACTCCTCCTTCCAAACGCCTTTGCAATTTTTCAGTCTCTCCACCAAAACGCAAATTACGGTGATTCAAAGTCACGAAGAAATATTTCACTTCAGAAAATACTTTTCCTTTGTCTTCAACGGAAGCCTGCCTAAACGTTAATGGATAAACATCACAAATACGTTGAATAGTGATCTCAAAGGGCTCCATGTCGTTCTTTTGGTCCTCAGTATACAATGCTGGAAAATCGTTACACACGATAAATCTAGTATCAGCACTGGCACCAGCGGCGGGAAATTTATCTCTCGTCAAATTCAGAATATCACCAGGTCTTCGCGGAACGTTATCTCTCACTGCAGTATGATCTATCAACATCTTCACAACAGTGGTCTTTCCTCCCCCAGGACCTCCTAACAATATCACTACTGACGGAGGCATTCTTGGCTTTTGGTTCTTCATAAAACTATCCTGACTACGAATATATTGGTTGAGATCATTAAGATACTTCACCACCTGCGGCGAATTGTCTCTTTTGATATCAACCAACTTACGACGTGAAATCAGCTCCCTAGCTCTGGCAATGTTGCTAATGATCTCTTCCTCAGAATTAAGAGTTGAGCAGTCATACAACAATTCTTCAGCATCAGTGAGAAAAGCGGCGTCTCTCGGCATGTCAAAAAATGCCATAAAGTCACGATGTTCAACGATTCTCATCAATCCATCGTAGAAGCCCTTGAGACCCATAGTCACCAACGTAGCCATCTCACCTGTTTCACTAAATGTATCCCAAGCTATGTTCTTCACCACATAGGCGAT